GACATTTGCTTGTTGTTTTTTATCTGTTAACATTTATTCTCCTATTTAATACTATTTAAAATTTCAATTAACATAGCCATAGCGTTGATTTCTTTATCAACTACTTGAGCATCAGATAACTCATATTTAGCTATTGTTAATATAACTTCTGCGATATGTCCTTTACCATACGAATCTACTTCGTCATATAATAATCTAAACAAGTCTGCGTAATCTCTGATTTGTGAATCTGCTAATAATTGTCTTAAGTTCTTAAAAGCATTTTTCTTATCTTGTGTTTGTAATATTTCTAATACTTGTAATTTATAATCATTCCTAACTACACTCTCTGTATCTACAACAAGATTATTATCTACAATATTTCTTTGAACAGCGTTAATAATTCTTCTAATGTCTGGGTAACTTGAATTAACCATAGTCACAATCTGTTCAGTCTCAAAGGAAATACCTTCGGTACTCAAAATACTTGATGTGTGTATAGCTACCTCTTTCTTTGAAGGTGGTATAATCTGAAATGACTGACAACGACTCTGTATTGGGTCGATTATTCTTTCTACATAATTACAAGTTAAAATAAATCTACAATGTTTTGAAAATGTCTCCATAAGATTACGAAGTGCAGCTTGAGCGTTTGGTGTCAAGAAATCACATTCATCTAATATAATAACTTTTAAATCTTTAAAACCAACTGATGAAGCGAACATTTTAATTTTATTTCTTACCGTTTCTACATTATTCTCATCGGACGCATTTACATACATTTGGTCACAATCAATATTACTAACCAATAATTTAGCTAATGTTGTTTTACCGGTTCCTGCTTTTCCGTGTAATAACAAATGTGGAATATCACCCGTAGAAATATATTTACTAACTTTTGTTTTTAAATGTTCGTTACCAATGTAGTTTTCTAAACTAACCGGTCTGTATTTTTCTACAAATAATGTATGTTCTTTGTTTTTATTCATCATATCCTTCTCCTAAAACCAAGTATGTTTTTTGACTATAGCCTTTTCAGACTTCTGTCTTGGTGTTAATTCTAATTTAACATTTTTTGTTAACAATGTCAAGTCTTTTTTTAATTCGTCGGGAATAGAATAACTTACATAAGGACTTTTGTAATTATCTTTTACTCCTATTTCTAATAAATATCTACGAATATATTGCCATACCGAATTTAATTGTATATTTGGTTGAACTTGTTTAATAATATCATTTTTAAAGTTAATACCATTCTCTATACAATATAACCAATTGTGTGCGTCTTTTGGTATATGTTTTCTTTCCTTAGTCATAATATCATTAAGAGAAGTTAAAACATTCTCTTTAAATTGTTCATCATAATTAGGTAATTCCCACTCAAATTCTTTTGGTAGATTCTTTAACTTATACTGAAAATCCTCTTTTGTCTTGAAAAACAATGGATAATCTTCACCAACAACTTTTCTCATAGTAGGGTGGTCATATATCAAAACAGGTTTTTTCAATGATAATCCATCTTGTATCGATAGATTCCAAGTTGCATAATTATCAACAAAACAAACACTACAAAGAGAATTTTCAAGTAAATATCTATATTTTGGTCTACTCAATCCTTGAGCTTTATATTCTTTTGGTGCTTTTGAATCTGTACACCAAATATCGTAATCTAATCCTTCCATATATTCTTCAAAACGATTTACACCCGTTGATTTAGCCCATCTGTGATTAAACACTATTGTGTTTGAAACATCTCTTATTAATGGAACTGCTTCTGGAAACTTATCATTTGATAATGGAAATGTTTTTGTCTTATCATTTACATAATCTGAATTTAATTTAGTAGATTGTTTATTTGAGTAGTTTCTCTCTAACCATTTAGAAGAAATATCTGTGTGAAAAAATGTTTTATCACATTGTTGTATAGCTTCTAATTGTCTTAAATAAGACGGTGGTATAGCAGATGATGAACGACTTTGTGGACAATCAACCCAATGAAAGAATATGAAACGACCCATATTTTGTCCATACCTCTTATCATTAAACGATACTAATATATTATATAGTTTTTCAGGTTGGTGACAAAATACAAAATCAAAATCCATAAAACGAAAATCAAATAAATTTCTAAATGATACTCCATCAAAATGTGAACGATTTGATAAAACATCTCTTGGATATTTAAATGGAATCAAGGTAACATTTTCCCTATCATCTGGTATATTGTGTTTTTCAGGCACAACTACATAATGATGACATTTTGGTAAAAATGTTATTGTCTTATCCAATACCTTATAGTTAGAATCAAACTCGTGTTGAAATACACCACTACTATCGAATCTAACTGGGGATTGGAAATGTAGTATTCTTAATCCCTCTAATTGTTTCATATTAGTTTACATTTTGAACCGCAACAAGATAATATGTTGATTCATAATCATTGATATTAAAAGTAATTCTTGCTAATCCTTCAGAACTAACTTCTAATGTTGCAGAATCACATTCCTTGTTTGCGTCTAATACATCTTTAAATAGGTTTGCGTTAAAAGATATATTATCTATTGTGTTGTCTGTCTTGTTTTCAACTGGAATAGCTACACGATTAGTTGCAATAGATGAATAACCTATTACCACTTCAGTTTTATCACCCGATATAATTGTGAATGATTCTGTGTCTGGTAGTGCTCCTTTACCTGAAATAAACTTACTTATAAAAGTTTTATCCACTTTTAATTGTAGTTCAAACTCTGGTATTTGTTTCAATATTGGTGGTGTATTAATGACTGAAAGGTCTGACAACATATATTTAACCTTTGCTCCACCATCACTTGCGTCTAATGAAATAACTTTTTCACCTGACTTAACTAAGTCTACTGAAATATCATTATCTAATACCGATAATACTTTCAATAAAACATCAGTTGTATAAACACCAAACTCAGCTTCTTTCACCGAGTAGTTGTTTAGTTTTACTTCACCCAATAGTGATTTATCACCAGAAACAAATCTTGTTGATAAACTACTTCCATTGGATTTAACAACTACCGAATTGACATTACCGCCAAGATAGTATTTGTTAACGAATTTAATTAACTTACTTTTATCCATTGTTATAACTCCTTATTGTATAACCTTTTATTATTAATAAATATCATTTTATATCCTCAAAATCAAAAAAACTTTTCAATAGTAGAACTTTTATCCCTAGGTAAACCCCACCTTAAACTTTCATAAAACATTGCTATTTTCTTCTCTAATGCTTTCTGATACATTTTCTCATAATCAGCATACTCTTTTATAAACTTGATAACTTTTGGTGAGTCCTCGTGTCCTTTGAAAGCTATTGTTGCCATACCGATAGGATTATTTTTTAAGTAAATCCATTTAACCTTATCTCCATCTGCGATAAACTGATATTTCTTGTCGTCACCAAAGTATCTCAGTAAATCATTATGGTTGATAGAAGCTTTTACGTGTACTGGTGTTCCCTTTTTATGTGCAGTAATTACTGCTTTTTCATTTGATGTTGTGAATGAATTTCTCTTACTATTCTCTATAAACTTTTTTATTTTCTTTACACCCGTTGGCATAGCAATCTCGTCATAGTGTTTTGATAACAATTCTTTTTTAAATGTTAAAATTCTTGTATCAATCTTATCTTTTGGAACACTTAATAATATATCCTCCAATACCTCTTTCATTAAACTTCTCATAGCATTTGGGAAGTTGGAACGAATGGTATCTAGTCCTTTTACCATTGTTTCATTAACTTTAACACCATTATCATTAATAATTTTCATACCATATCTTTTTTTAGTAATGAATAATCCTGACTTAGCTATCAATTCTTGTTTTATTTCAAACTGATGGTCACCAGGTATATTACAAAATCTTTTAGCAAAATAATCGTAACCCAAATTAATATAATTCTGAACTTCCGAAGCTATTTCTAGGATTCGTTGTGTCATCATAACTTCTGATAAATTTTCATTGGGAAATCTTTTTTCAATCAAAGGGATAGCAGAATAGAATACCGAGTCTGTATCAATATAAATACAATAATCCGTATCATTGTCTAATTCTTTATTATAGAAATTATTTGCTATTTTCTTTGTAAATTTAATTAAAGATTGTCCTGTTGTTGTAACAGCTGTTGCGTTATCTGTGTCATAAAATCTAAATACTGATAGACCCAATACACCATAAATAGAATTTAATAGAACCTTTTGTAGATATTGTCTTCTGTTAAAGTAGTTGTATTTTTCTTTATCTCCGGCATCAGAAAACTTCTTAGCTAGTCTTCTAAACTCAACTCGTTGTTCAAACCATTTTGTTAATATGGCTGGAATCAAACCAAGTTTGTCTGTTCTATAAATTACACCATTGGATGCTATAGAAACTGGATTTTCATCTAGAAAATGTTTTAATTCTTTTTCATCAAATTTTCCTCTAACCTTCTCATCTCTCATTAGGGTATAAGTTTTCTTACCACCACCCTTGATATAATCTTCCGCGTTCCAATTTTCTAGTTTACCAATCTTTGTTTCTGGAGAAACATTTAATGTTCTCATAACTGAAGGATACATTGAAGTTACATCTAAATCATACACCCAATCGTGTTTTCCGCGTTGTGGGTCTTGAACATACGCTCCTTCAAACATATCTTGACCCATCAATTTTCTACCATCTCGTCTTTTATCTGGTGCTATCAATCCAACTTTTTTACAATATACTAATATCGCTCCCTCAATATATCGTGATGACCAATATATTTCCTCGTAAGGACAATGACCAATGTGACATATACCACGAGCAATATCAATATAATCCAACTTATCGTCTAATCTTTTAATCAGTCTAACATCTTGAACATTGTAGTCAATAAACTTCTGTATGTCTTGTTCGTACAAATCATTAAGAGTTCCATCATATTCAACTTTCTTTTCACCCAATTCAAAGTCTGCTATTGCATCCAAACGATAAGATTGTCTTTGTGAGAATGTTAAATTTTTATAAAGTCGTAGATAGTCTAATGATGATACACCAGCGATTTCATATTTACCTGAAATGGTATTTAATTTTACTTGATTTATTGGTGATAATGTGTTAGCTACATATTGGTCCAAAACTTTTTCTGTTCTGTGGTATAGATAAGGAATATCAAATGTGTCTGTATTCCAACCACTTAATATTGTTGGTTGTATTTCTGAATACTTTGTAAAAAATTGTTGTAATAGTTCTTCTTCTGATTTGAAAATTTCTACGATTAAATCATCCTTCTCATAACCCTCTATTCGATTCCCCTCATCCAAAGCATAACAATAGTATTGGTTTGTTGTATCCTCATAGAACGCTATTGAAGTTATTTTATTTGGAGCTGTATCAGGACTTGGGAATCCATCAGTAACCTCTACCTCAATATCAAAATATAACCTTGTATGTCCTAATGATATTTCATCAGAGTCATAATATAAATCTACTAATGTTCGTATTTCTGGAACAACATCACTTTCAAAAGTTTCCATATCTCTATCAAAATTCCAAACTTTTTTTAATCTGTCACCATAAATTGATGTGTGAGTTCCACCTCTATCTTTTACATACGCATATCGTTTGTAAGGCATAGAGAAATAACCCTTTGTATCATCCCAAATGTGAATCTTTCTTTTTTCTCTGTCGTAATAAATGTTTTGAAACATATTTTTAGCTGTAATAACCTATTGTTTTCATATAATAAATATAGTAATAATTTTTGTTAATGTCAAGTATTTTTTTGAAAATAGGGGGCGATGTATTCGCCCCACTATAATCTTTCTAACTATTTAGAATCCAATAGATAATCCAATGTTAGCGTATCTTGGTGTTCCCAAGAATACTTCTGCGTTATGAGCTAAGTGATTCTTACTCCCATAACCATTGTATTGACTATTGTCAACTGCGTCTTGAACATAAACTTCATCAAGAGCATTGAAGATATTTGCTGTTAGCATCATATCCAAGTCTTTGACTTTTGGAAGTTTATAAGACATATGTAAATCAAGTCTGTTATAGTTTGGTGCTTCCCAAACTTGAGCTCTGTCTGCATCATCATTAGTCCCGTCAAATTCACGAGCTGATGGTGACCAATCAGAGTAGTTCTTGTCATACATTTTGTGTATTGCTTGTATTCTTAAATCCTTGATAGGTGTAAGAGTTACTCCTAATACATAAGATGTTTGTGGCATATCACCCACATACAATCCGTCAAGTGCATAAGCGTATTCGGTTGTTTTATATCCAACAGCTTGACCTTCGGAATTATATTCAGTTTCCTGATAATTTCCGTTAGCGTCTCCATCAAATTTCCAATTACCAAATGATGCTACGAACATTAACTCTAACATATCGTTTACCATATAGTTAGTTTCAAGTTCTACACCTGAGTGCTTTTGATTAACACCCGTTAGGAAGATAACATCAGTATCACCTGAATCTCCTTGACCAGTTGTTACTGATTTTGTAAGATTTCTATCTTTCCAATCTGTGTTATAAGCACTTGCATTTAATCCAAGTTTACCAAACCTGTAATTTACACCAAACTCATTGTGTAAGAATTTCTCATTACTTGGGTCTGATGCTACGGTTCCGTCATAATATATTACATTATCCATAATAGGTGCTTTCTCAACTAAACCTGTGTTGAAAAATACACTCATATCTGGGTTAACATCATACATCATTCCACCTTTAACTTGGTATGTTGAAATTGGTTCTGCTTTAATGACTTCATCTTCTATGGTGAAGTGGTCTTGGTAAGAGTATTCTATACTTGATAGTCCACCCATTCCATATACATTCATCTTGTCAGTAGTGTAATTTGCTTGAACAAATCCACCTAACCAATCTACAGTTGTATCATTGTGGTATGCTATTTCGTCTCCTAAACGAACGACTTTACCTTCTTCGAAGTTGTCGTCTGAATAGTCAACATAATAATCACCACCTAATAAATCACGAACTTCTCTAGCGTGTTCAATAGATGCTGTTCTCCAGTCAATACCCATTTGTAGTTCTAATTCATCATTTACAACATAGTTCATTTTACTAATTAAACCATATGTGTCTTGACGATTAATAGAATTACGAAGTATTCCTGTTGAACGATTTTCAGTTGATGAGAAGTTTTCATCAATGTTGTCAGAATTTTGTGCTATTTCAGCATTCCAATCCCAAGTCCAAGGTGAAGATGCATACCATCTTTCTCCTTCAACTGCTGGCATTCTACTTACACTTCCGTAAGTTCCTGTTCCACCACCTGAACCACCACTCCAATAAAGAACTGAACTCATACGAGTCTTGTCATTTATCTCTAAAAAGTGATTAATGTTCACTAATGGTTTGTGGAAATAGTTTTCTCTTTCATTTAAGAAAGTTGAACTATATCTCTTAGTTGTGTTCGCTCCATACATATACCAGTATTGTTCACCTGTATATGATGGGTCAATAGGTGCGACATTTTGATTGAACAATCTACCTGCTTCGGTTTCGAACTTTTCACCTTCTGCGAAAGCGTCAGTATCGTATCCGTCAACATCACCAGCTAACTCTTGTGAGTAAGTAGCGATATTTTGTTTGTATAGATTTTGTCCGTGTCTTTGTGGTGCACCGATTGCGTACATTTCAAAACGCTGTTTGTCGCTTACTGCATAACTTACTCCAAAGTTGTATGCCCAAGCGTCAGTCCAGGTCCCGTCAACAAGTCCATCACCTGTTTTACGAACAACGGTTCCACTCAAAGCTAACTTGTCATCTAACATAAGACCAGTATTGTAGTTGAAAGTAGTTTTAAGAAAACCACCCTCTCCTGCTTCTTGTTTGAATCTACCACCTTTATCAAAGGCTGTCGGGTCAGTTAAGACATTCATTGTTCCACCAATTGATGGCGTTGCTAGATTTACTGCTGATAGTCCTCTTTGAACTTGAATTGAAGCGGCTGTATCTCCTACTCCATCCCAATTAGACCAGTAAACCCAACCATTCTCCATATCATTCTGGGGAACTCCGTTTATCATTACTGCGATATTTCGTTGATTAAAACCACGAATGTTGATACGAGCATCACCCGCACCACCACCTTGTTGTGTAGCGTAAACACTTGGTGTTGTGTTAAGAATCATTGGAAGGTCTTGTGAACCAAGTCTTAATTCCATATCTTCTTTTGTAACATTAGTGAAGGCTACCGGTGTTCGTTGAGATGCTCTAGAAGCTAATACCTCAACATCTGATAACATAACAACTCCAACTTCTAAAACGAAGTTAGCTGTTACATTTCCAAATCCACCAACAGTGACTGATTTAGTCATTGGTGAATACCCTATGAAAGAAGCTGTTAGGTCATAAGTTCCTGCAGGAACATCTATGATTGCCCATCCACCTTCAAAAGATGCTGTAGCTCCCAAGTCTGTTCCAACTAAAACGACATTAGCGCCTTCAAGTGGTTTTGAGTTCGCATCATATACGGTTCCCATTAGGTTTTGCGCGAACAATCCCGTGGTTACCATAAACAATACTAAAAGATTACGATAATTCATAATCATTCTCCTTGTTTTTGTTGACAACACATTTTTATCCAGGTGTGTTGTTTGCCTGTAAGAAAACTATTTTTCATCTATTATTTCTGGAAGTCCAGGTAATTCACAAGAATCATTGTTACAAAACTTGTCAACTTCCGCTTCTTCGTTCTTAATAACACCAAAATTTAATTTACCTAATTTTTTAATTTGTTTGTTATATTCCTTTTCTTCAATAGCTTCATAAGGCATCTGTTTGTATGCTCCATAACCGTGTCTTGGTAAGAGTGAAATACCTTTCAAATGGTATTGAAAGTATTTAAGGACATGCGGGATTTGTTCTCCCTCTGTATCGGGGTCAAATGTCACGGTACAACTGACTTGATTGTCAGCCCAATGTCGTTGCATAAATGCTGCTAATGAGAATTGTTCCCATATTGTTAATTCACTAGCTGTTCTAATTCCCTCACCGACATCAACTGGTATTTCTACCACCAATGTTGAGTCTTCTGAACCAAAGGCTGGTTCTATTTTGTATCCAGCTTTCTTTAATGGTTCAATTAATTCAGAATTTATTGATATTCTGATTCTTCTTGTGTAGAAACGACTTTCTGGATAATGTAAACCAGGTGTAGCTCCGGCTAATAAAGAAACCGTACCACTTGGTTTTACTGAAGTAGTCTTAATTGACTTTGGAATAGCAAACCAATCAGAATATTCTTTATCCCAATGTTGTATATTACTATACCCTTCTTCTAACCAATTTTTTAGTTCGTGTATTCCACGATTTGTAATGAATTGTGCGACACCACTTACTGAACAACCAATTCGTCTATTTCTCAACATAACTCTGTTGGTATCTGACCAATGTGTTCTTCCTAGTGTGACAGTTTTTGCGTATAAATAAGCAAACTTTAAGGTTTTTTTATAATCCTCTAATGAATCGTGATTGTTTGGGAATGTTTCCACTAAACAACATAGTTCATAAGATTCTAGTGTTTGTTCTAAACAAGGATTTCCACCCATTGCTCTATGGTCTTTATTATCACCACCATTTTTCATACGAGAATAATGTCTCATATTTTCTAACCACGCGAAACCAGGTTCACCATTATCTACAATTCTTTTTGCAACATCTGAGTAGTCCATACCAAGTTCTGCAAATACTGAATTGTTTGATGTCCAACCAAATTGGTCTCTGTGTGGATTAACCTTATAATTTTTTAAATCTAAGTATTCGTCATTATCTGGTTCACCGAACACAATTTCTGCTGTTCTTCTAACATTACCTGCTACAACACATTTACCAATCAGATTCATAATATCTACAATTGTTGTAATAGTAATCGGTTCTCCACTATTATTTTCTAATACCTTACTGATATCCTCGTGGACTTCTTCTAATGGTTCTGGACCACTCGAAACACCACCAAATCCTTTGATTGGCTCACCAGCTAATCTAATTAGACTATAATCAAATTCAATCGGTGAAGTTCCGTGAAAATAACTCTCTAATAATACTTTAAGTGAATCAACCCAACCTTCTCTTGTGTCTGGTATTTGATATTTTGTTGTTTCTCTACTCTTATCAACACCCTTAACGATTATTTCTCCCGCTCCTTTAGTATCGAATCCTACTCCAACACCTAACATTGAGGCGTCCATTAAGAAACAAAATGGTTTTGCGTAGTCTTCTTTTAATGTTTTTGTAGATACAAAAGCACAATTATTTAATGCTGCATACAATCCTTTTTCTTCTGTGATTGCTGTTCCCATTGCCCATAGTCCACGACCAGGCGGTAAAAACTTCATATTAAAAATTCTGTCATACATATCTTGTGCAGACTTTTGTGCTTGCCAAGGATTCCAACCTAATTGATGTGAATCTATCCAATTTTTTTGCATTGAATAAGTTCCCTCTACCACTCTTTTGACGGTTTCCCACCATCTTTCATTTTTTCCATTTTCCTTGATTCGAGAATAGGTTCTCATATAAACTAACTCACCCAATCCGTTGAACCCGAATGGTGGTTTTTTTCTTTTGTATTTGTCTACAAAATTATCTGATAACTGAAATTGCATTGAAACTCCTTTTAATTTTTAATCTGTTTTGTTCTAATATAAATATATAATTATTCAAAACCTTCTACTTCTTTTTCGTGTATTTTTAATTTATCTGCCAAAGTTTTTCGTAAAAACTCCTCAGAGTTGTCCATTTTCTTTTGTTGTTGGACTCCGTGTTTTGAATTAGATTTATAGATATCAATTTTACCAAGTTCAGTATCCATTTTTGATGGAAATGTTATACCATCGATACCAAATCTGTTCTTGATAATGTGAAATCTTGCTGTTTTACTAACTTTATCTTCTACTTTTCTGGACATACTCATAACAAAGTCTGCAATCATAATTTTAGAATAAGATTCCGATACTTTTGTAGCATCAATCACTTCTTCTTCTAATGATGAACGATTTGCTTGTGAAGCAGTCCATATTGGTAAATTCATTTCCCCTGCTAAAGCTCGTAGGTCTTCGTATATTGACTCTAATACAAATCTTTTTTCTTTACCAACACCCATTAAGATATCAGCATAGTCAACTAATACTATGTCAGGTTTTATTTCTTGTAATTCTAATTGTTTTAGGTGTGAACTTAGTGTCTGGACTGACGCTGATTTTGTTGGATAATATTTAATCATCAGTTTTCCAGGTAATTTTTCTAATTTTTTCTTAACATCTTCAACATAATATTTTATATTTGATGTTGTTATTCCAGTAAATATAGTATCATATCTCAATCCAACATAGTTTTCATTTAACTCTAGTGAATAATGAACTACGGTTTTGTTTCTCTTTAAACACTCAGCTCCAATACATTGTAAAGCCCAAGACTTACCGATACCAGCTGGTGCAACTATAACACCAAGTTCTCCACCACCTAGACCACCATCCATAATCTCATCTATTTCACCCCAACCACATTTAACGGTTTCTCTTGCTGATTTAGATAGTCTATCGTCTAAACTTACTAAATAATCGTGTCCCAAATCTCTTTCACTTCCTGCTGACATTGCTTCATCAACTTTCTTTTTGATTTCATCATATTCTTGATTTTCTAGTAGGACTACCGAATCAATGATTGCGTTTTTTAATTTTTGATTTTTACAAAACTTGATAGTTTCTTTCTGAACAAACTCTAAGTCACTTGATTCTCTAACATTCCAAGCATCTTTTAATTTATCAATAATAGAAGCTTTTAGAATTTCATCTTCAACATCATTTATCTTTACCTTTATTACTTCTAATGTAGGACTTGTTTTATACTCGTAGAAATAATCTAATATTTTCTTAACCAACCACTTATTGGCGTCAGAATCAAAATACTCTTGTTGTAGAATATCTGATATAGTCTGTAAAAATGTTTTCTTCACTAATAATGAAGATATAATTTTAGACTGAAATGAATTTCCAAAACTTGTTAGTTTGTCATTCTCCATATAAACTCTTTCTAACCTCTTGTTCCTTTTTCTGTTTTAATCGTAAACGATATCTTTTACGAGCTTGTAACCTAAGTTCTTCTTTGTTTCGCTCATAATGTTCTCGTTGCCATTGTAATTGAGCTTCTTTTTTTTCTTCTTCTGTTTTGTATATTCTTTTTCTACCCATATATAAATATCGTTTTTATTTTCAAAATCAAATAAATTTTTCCCAAGCTTTAATTGGTGCTTCTAATTTCTTAACACGAGCTTTTGCTATCTCGTAATATTCTTCCTCATTATCAATACCAATATAGTTTCTTTCTAATGAAACACACGCAAGTGGTGTAGTTCCACTTCCCATAAACGGGTCTAATACCATATCATCTTTTCTACTTCCTAATGTAACTAAATAACTCATCAATGTCAAGGGTTTTACGGTAGGATGTATATTTCTACTTGTGGTATCTCTGTCTTTGAACATTCCGTTTGGGTCTTCTTGTGAACCACCACGACCAACATATGCTCCTGATTTCTTTTCTTCCATTAACTCTAATCCATTATCTTTTTCACTACGACTTGCTTTTGGAACAATCATAAATGGAAATGTTTGTTGGACTGGTTCTGGTAATGATTCAAGGTTTTTTTGAAACCAACTATCTAAACTAAAGTATCTTGAATAATCATCTAACACTTCATCACTTACCAACATATTGGCTGGAAATCTACCCATTGGACTGGCTTCTGCTCTTTCATTATCTTCTCTATAATCTTGTGTTTCACCTGGTTTTCCAATACCGATATCCATAGAACCATAACCACCTTTTGGCGTATCTGATTCTTCAAATGGTATTCTACAATCATCAAACCAAGTTACACCTTTTTGATTATCTTCTGCTTGTTCTAAATAACCTTTTTTATCTATTGGTTTCATTGCTACAATAACTACTTCAACTGCTGGTTTTGGTTGAAATCCTGCATAACTTCCCTCTAATTCTGAACTACCTTTAGTTATTTCATTTACTTTTCGTTCTGCATTTTGAACTTGTCCATAAGATAACTTGTCAATACCGATAGCTTCTTTTGATTTTTTACCAACATCTCTAAAGTCTGGTGAAGAACCTACATCAACACCAATAACTTCTCTATCGTTTCCATCTCTTTTATCAATCATCTTACCAATGTTCATTGCTTTTGGAAAACCTGTTGCGTAAGTCCAATAGATTGGTGTGTAGTCAATTCTAAATCCAACCCTTTCTAACATTTCTGCCATACGATATTGAACATCACTTCTTGGTGCAGACATAACAAATGCCATTGAACCAGGTTTCAATACTCTGAAACACTCTTCAAATATTCCAATGTCTGGAAGAACTTTATCCCAATCTCTACCCATAAATCCATAGCCATATGGTGGGTCTGTGCATAATAAATCTACTGAGTTATCATCATACTTTTTTAATTCTTGTAAAGAATCACCTTTTACCAATTCACTTTTCACTATTGTCCTATGAATTTTACTAATGTTTGAAATTTTGTTTGTAACCAACTTTCTAAATTGGGAAGTGCTGAATACATCTTATCTTCTAAAAACATTTTCTTAAATACTACTTTATCTAAATTAGGAACTGGTTCTCTAATTTTATCTATGGTTTTTGTTTTGGCTGATGCTGATATATCTACATTATGTAATTGCATCAAATCAAAATTTCTTTCCATAAGTTCTCTATGTTCTTCTAATTCACTTGACTCTTTAATTGCTTCATCAACTGAATATTGTTTGTCTTCTTGTAAAAATGGTAATTTTTTTAATACGGTTTTTAATCCATAACCACGAACACCATTAATATTATCTGATTTATCTCCGTCAAATATTCTATACATTAGTAGATTATGTGAAGGAATACCATATTCCTCAAATACATTTTCTGGTCTGTATAGTTTTTTCTTTGTTGGTGACCATACTGAAATTCTATCATCAACTAATTGTAGAAAATCTTTGTCTGAAGACATAATAGTTACTTTACTATCTGTAAGAACTTGTTTTGATGCGTATGCAATAATATCGTCTGCTTCTACATTATCTATTGATAACATTGTAATTGGTAGAAAATCCAAATACTTGATTGTTCTTTGGATTTGTCGTATCATATTTGCTCGTTCTTCTTCAATAGTTTCAAAATCATAAGCTCTATTCAAACGAATATTCGTTTTTCTTTTTGCTTTATATTCTGGATACATTTTTCTACGGCGACTTGACCCACCTTTTCCATCCCATATTATGATGCAACGAGTGGGTCTAAACATATTGATTGTGTAACCTATTGATTTCAGAAAACCAACTATTCCACCAATGTGTGTCCCATTATCATTAGTAGTTGGTATGACACTAAATACTCTAATAAAAGTATTCAGTCCATCTATTATCAATACATTTTCATTAGGACTATGTCCTTGTTCCGAGCCGCCTTGATTTTTAATGTCGTTGAGAATTGATAAATATCTCTCTTTACTCATCCCCAATAACTTCCTTCGTGAATTGAACATCATCTATTCCAACATTACCAGTTTTATATTCCAAGATTGCTTTTTCACATATCTGTTCATATAAATGATTACGAAGTCCATCATTAGTCTCCATTAACTCTTTGAAGTCTTTTGATTGGAATTTATAATCTTTCTTACGATAAGTTAGAGTATACCAAGCTCCTGCTTGTTTTAGTAACTTGTGTTCTTTCATTACACCTAACCAACCGCCATAATTATCTATTCCTGAATCGAAATACATATCATAGTCTGCGTGTCTTAATGGTGGCCCTAATCTATTCTTAATGATTTGAGCTCTACATTTCATACCAATAGTATTCTTTTTAGTATCCTTGATTTGACCAAGATTTTTCAAACGAATTCTTGTTGATGCGTGAAATGGTAGTGCTTTTCCACCACTCGTAGTCCACGGGTCTCCAAACATAACACCTAATTTTTGTCTTAACTGATTTGTAAAGACAAGTGCTACCTTTTGACGACCAATTAGTTGTGTGATTTTACGAAGTGCTTTCGAGATGATGATTGCTTTTGAAGTTGCGTATCCATCTTTACCGAAGTCTGCTTCTATTTCAATTTTTGTTGAAGTAGCCGCTAATGAATCTACTAAGATAGTTACTAACTTATCTTTATTTGATTCACGAACTTTGGTGATGATATCTTCTATTGCTTCAAAAATATCTTCAACACACTCGAAATGTAAATAAAGTAACTTACTTACATCAACACCAATAGCACCTAAAAATTCAACACTTACTGAAGTTTCAGTATCAATGTAAACTGCGATACCACCCTTTTTCTGTGTTTCTGCTAGTATGTGTGATGCAAGTAGTGATTTACCACTTGATTCTAATCCGTTGATTTCTGTGATTCTACCAACTGCAATACCACCATTAGTTCTGTTTGATATTGCTAAATCTAACATTGAAGAACCTGTTGATACAAAGTCCTTAATGTCTGTTGGTGTTATATCACTTCCATCTAGGAAATATGCTACCTTATTATCTTTGAATTTATTATTCAGATTGTCGGCTATTACATTAGCCAAGTCGTCTGTTATTGACTTTTTTGTTGACATATTTTACTCCTTAGTTATTAAATAAATCGTCAAATTGTTTACTAGCGTCTTGAACTTTTGAAGCTGATTCTTTTTTAGCGTTATCTTCTGCTAATTTTTTATCAAATTCATTTACTGGTTTTTCTTCCTTTTGTTGTGATGAAGTTTCTGTTGATTCTTCATCAGGATTTAACCACTCGTTCAGAACCTTAGTTAGTTCCTCATAAGATAATTCACTGTAAATATCAGTAATTTCTTTTTGAGTTTCTTTGACTCTTTCTAACACTTTAGTGTCTTCTGTCAGTGCTGTCTGATTTGGTTTAACTCTAATCGTAGTAGATGGAAACGATGCTCCAGTCTCTTCGGCAGTTTTAAACTCTAATGTAACATCACGACCATTTTTCGGGTCTGAAATATCACCATAATCAGGGTCTGCTATGATTGAAAGAAGTTCTTGATAAACTGTCTTTCCGAATCCCCAAAACTTTACACCCTCAGATTCTTCACCACGAACAATAACTGGTGCGAAAGTTCTCATTTTTGCTTCAAGTTTTCTACCTAAAGTGAAATCGTCTTTGCTTCCTGTTGTTTTTAGTCGTTGTGAAAATTCTTCAATTGGGTCTGGTCTACCGAAAGAAATTGGTGAAAGATAGTTCTTACCACCTAAATTATAGTGAAAAAATAACTCTATAAATGGTGTGTCTGGGTTGAATTTGTAAGGAACTATTCTAACTTGTTGTTTTCCTGGTTGCGGTTTCCAAAGATTTGAAGTTC